ATTGTGGGTCGTCAAGCCATCCATCCATCATATCTTGCCACTCTTCAGCTTCTCTCATTTTAATCGATTGCGAAGCTGAGATAGACATCGCATCTGTAAAGTATTGAACACCTTGAGCAAGACAGTCTAATCTGTCGTCATGTTTAACTGCACCTTTCTCACGACACATTCTACTCATTTGATAGAATAGCATGTACATTAATCTGAGTTCAGGTGCCTCGTCTGAATTGGATTTGTAATCCCACTCAATGACACTTCTATCGACAATGAGACGATGCTGATTAAGGATAGGCTCAAGAGAATCAATAATCCTATCTTCCTTTCTGACATTTGCACGTACCTCCTCTACGTCTATTGCTTGTCTAGTATTTTGGAGATGTTTTTTAAAGAGTTCGCCAACAATGCCATCTCCGAAGTTAGTTTCGATGACGAGTTTGGTAACTCCATACTTTTTGCATCCTCGGAGTATATCGAGCAAGGTGTTATCAGAGTACCCGTCCCGGTATGCACGCATTTCATGCAAGTATAGGAAGCCGTTTCGTTGAGATAAGAATGCGGCTGCAGTCTCGTCAGTTCCTCGACCCGAAGGATCGACTGAGCATATTGTTTCTGTATAACCGGCCCATTCTCCTTGGAGTTGCATTGGAGAGTAAAAATAATCTCCTGGGAGACCGACTGTGGGTAAGTCTTTGATAATGTTTTGGGGATCGGAGCACCATACGACTGCATCGGGAGCAGACTCAGGGTTAACGCTGGTGACAACCAGGTCAGCCATTTTAAGAGGGAATTTCTCTGCATCACTTAAGCTTGTGTCTAATTGGAACTGAAGCATGAAGTTTGACCTACCCATAGCTGCTTCACGCTCTAGGAGATCGTCATTATCAAATCTATCGGGATCTGTTACATCCCATTCTTTTGCACCATCCTCCAGATCTTCAGAGACCTGTGGAGCGAGTAATCCTTCATATTGACTTAGTTTATTTTTTCGTGGGTATCTGGAGGGCCAGACGAAGGGACGGTAGTTACGCTCAGCAAGCTTACGGTAAACAGTAAAAGTAGTCTGAGGAGTCCCGAGATAACAAATACGGCTGTCACTTTTTGGCGTGAGGATAGATTCAGCTTCTGTACAGAGTTGAAGTAATTTCTCACGCATCAACTCCGTCATACTGTTGCCTGGTACTTCGATATCGTCCAAGACCATGAGGTCTGCTCGAGAACCAGTAAGTTGTCCAGTAATACCAACGCTTTTGACGCTTGGAGCCTGATGAGGCGAACATTGTACGTCGAAGGAGATTCTGGACCATCTTGCTTCGTCTGATTTTGGTTGTAGGTGTTTTAACCATGGTGTTTCGATTATTAGCTTCTGAAGGAAGATTGACATGTTATCTGCACGTTCTTTAGATGCAGATATAATCATTATCTTCTTTTCAGGATCTTTAAAGAGAGTCCAGAGGACGAAGGCTCCTGTGATCCAACTTTTTCCAACTCCACGGAAAGCTTGGATTTGAAGACGCTTAGGTCCATTTTGAAGATAGTCTGCGATTGCATATTGAGCACGTGTAGGAGAAGGAAGGTCGAGCTGTTCCCACAGAGCTTGTAGGAACAGTTTAAAGTCCTCTTGGAGGACAACTACGACGGACTTCATTTCTTTTTCTTTCTTTGTTCTGCTTCCCAATTTAACATCCAACCTTTTTGGTCCTCAGATAAAGACCCTTTACCGTCTATCTCTTGCTTGAGCTTCAGTTGTTGGTATTTATTTTTTGAGATCCCAAGTGCTGGACCTTTTGTTCCGAGTCTTTTTAAAATCATGATGGTTTCTTATTCTTCTTTTGCTTCTTCTCCATCTTAGCTATTAAAGCTTCGACTTCTTTCTTAGTTTTACCTTTAACTCTCCAACGTGTTGGGTCGGGAGCTGAATAAGGTTTCAAAGGGTCTTTGATACCCATCTTTTTTAAATCATCTTCGAATAAAGGTTTACCGCCTTTACCATATCCTATAGGTAGCTTACCAGCCATCGTTTAAATCGCCTCCAAGGGGGTTGTAATGTGTTTCATGTGTGTTTGTATCATGCAGCGTTTCTAGCGACCTTTAAAGCCCGTACAGGGAGGCCATCGAATTCTATAACGTCATCCATTTCCATCTGTACTTTACCCATATTACCTGTAGCAATATCGATACCAGTATTCAGTAGATCTGCACCAGCTGACAAAGCATCACCAATACCGGGAACCTCACCAACTAAAGCACTGAATGTTGCAATACCAGATTGAGTTAAACGACCTTGACTGGCATAGCCAGCTGCTTCTAGTGTACCCATTGTTATACCAACACCGGGAAGTAATTTAGCACCAGACTTAGCAAATGTCTTACCAAGTGCTTTACCTACCTGTTTATGGAATCCCGGTTGCTGCATTAAGAGACCGAAACCTCCTCCGATAGGGTTACCGCCTATTATCTGAGCAACAGAGTCAGCAGTGTTAAGTTTACCACCTACGTTAAATTTATTACCAAAGTCAGCAATCTTCTGTCTATTACCACGAATTTCATCCTGTAAATTAAACTCTGTATCGACATCATACCTACTAGCATCTTTAGGTAATCTATGTAAAGCTGCTTGCTCAGATGGGTCTAAATCGTTATACATCATAAAAGGATTCTTTTCGCCTGTAGTCCTTTCTAGATACTGAGCTTTCCACATCTCATAATCTTCTACATAATCTCTAGGCACAGTACCTATAGCAGCCTGTTCTGAAAATGAACCACCTTTACCACCATCAGATCTGTTTTCAGTCTTTGGTTGTGAAAATAAATTACGTTCTGTTGTAGGAGGTACGTGGTCAGGATGGTCTTTTATTAGCCTTTCTTTTAAACCTACAATATGACCTTTCTCTTGTTTATCACCACCAGCAAGTACTGATTGTTTTGACCTTCTTGTAGTGTCTTTACTGAAATCCCTGTTACCTGCTTTTGTCTCTTCCACATAGAGTTCAAACAACTCTGGAGGATCATCAATTTTTTTAATATGCTCTTCAACTAAATCAAGTTGAGGTTTTTCATCAGTTCTTCGTCTTAACTTTTTAGCTAAGTCTAATTTTTTACTATTAAACATAACTGTTCCACCGTCTCTATTCACAAATTTATCAATATCTCTGACTAACTTTTCATCGCCATCAATCTCAATCTTTCCAAAATACTTTTGGACAAAACCTCTTTTAGTTACCTCAGGATGATTTTTATGTTTAGTTAGAAAGGCTTTAACTTTATCTTTTAAAGCCTCTGTACCTGCAGTATCTATCTTGTGGACTTTTTTAGTTTCTTTAAGTTTTGCCATTACTTCTTATCCTTGTCTAAAATGTCAGAAGTTTTTGGAGTTATATTTTCAGTTACTTTAGAAGCATCTGCCTTAGCAGACTCTCCACCAGTTATAACCTTACCTGCTTCATTAGCTTCTTGATCAGTGGTCCATTCTGTTGTTGTTACCTTACCTTTCTCTCCATAAACACCTGATCCACCTGTAGCTTTATCTGCATTCTTTTGATGTTGTTGGTTCATCTTAGCTTCATGCATTCTCATATCATAAGCTCTACGCTGGCTTCTAGTCATCACACCAAGTGGTTGACCATCCTCACCTCTGGTAAAGACATCTGACTTTTCAATTGGATTTCCAGCTTCATCTTGATCATCATAAAATCTACTCCAACCTGCAGCATTCTTAACAGCTTCTCTATAGTTAGTTGTGTAGGTTTCATTCATACCATTCCAAGAAACTGATTTAAGATATTCCTCATTTTTTGCTACAGCTATTTGGCGGTCAATATTTTTTTTAAGTTCACCTTTGTTTTCTGCGTCAGCTTGCTGGCCATCGTCTCCTCTAGGTACCTGTTCTATTACTCCAGATGATGTATCATCCTCTTCGTCGTCGCCACCTTCTCCACCTGTATTCAACGCTTTATCAGCTAAATCAGCTTTTTGCTGACCTCTTATAGATGAAGATAATATTGTGGGATCAGCAGATACTTCTACTTCTTTGTTATCAATTGCGAAACTGGTTTGCTTCTTGAGTTGTTCTAATTCTTCTCTTTTTCTTTCTATATACTGGTCATGTTCAATATCAACATACTTCGTACCATCTTTACTAAACCCCTCTCCTTTTTGACTAAGTTTCCGTCTAATTCCAAGAGGTCCAGTTTCCTCCTTCTTATCTATCTCCTTTGTTCTTTTTAAATATTCATAATCTTTTAGAGGTGTTTCTGTACCAAATTTATTTAAATTAATATATTTTATCGCATCCGTATCAGACCACTTTTCTCCTGTTCTATCATCGATCCAAGCTCCATTTTTATCTTTTGCTTTGAATTGTTTTTTATATTTACCTAATAATGCTTTAATCTTCTGATCTTCGCTACTACGCCACTTAGTTCTATCTTCTAAACTTTCTAAAGTAGGTTTACGATACTGTGTTTGTTTTGCCATAGTTAATTAATGTGTGATAAAATTAGTTCCTCTCTATACGGTTTGTATCCAAACGTATCTCTCATCCAGTCCCTCCAGTGTCTACTACCTTTCTCCTGATTACATTTCCTACAAGCTGATACCATATTTCGAGTGATTGTTTCACCACCATTGGATTTGGGTTTAACATGATCGAGTGTAAGTTGATTGATTTCATAATGGTTTCCGCAATAAACGCATGTACAATTAAAGTGCTCTTTAACAGCTCTTCTCCAGAGCTTCTTAGCTTGTGGACTTGTCATGGTTATTAGATTGTATAAGTAATGTTTAGGGGTTGGTAGTAGGGGTGTCA